CACTCGATGTGCAAAATCATTGTGTTCTCTAACTTCTCTTGTAAGCTCTTCTAATTTTGTGTCTGTTACCGCTTGTGACTTACTATTGGCAATCAGTACACCAAACAGCGTTATTGCCCCTGTAATCAGTGCTACAATTATATTCTCCATACAACCCTCCTTACTGTATGCTATCAGTCGTTTATTAAAAAAGGGCGGATTTCTCCGCCCTAAATCATTTTACTTAAGCATTGTATAGATTTCATGGAGTAATGTATATGCAAAATAATCGCCTCTCTGGTTCGGATGATCAACCTTTGAGCCATCCGCATTGGATGAAATATAAAATTTATCACCTTTATTAGATATAATCACATAGTTTTCGCCAATGCCCCAAATATCATAAGCCTTACCATTGATACAGGGTGTTCCCTTTTCGCTTGAAAGCTCATCTGTCTTTACATATCGTCCTTCAATACTTCCTGCTATATCTTCATGCTCTGTTGCTTTGAGCATACCCGACTTAGTGAGATAGCAAAAAACATAGTTATCCTTCTCTTTTGCTATCTTCTTGCCGTCTTTGTAAATATAATCATGATGTGCATCCTGTCTTTCTGTTTTGTTAATAATAAGTTCTTTCATAATCTTATCCTCCTATTTTTTCGCAATAAAAAAAGAGCTTTTCGCTCCTGCCGTTACTTATCCCATTAATCCAACAAGTTCCTCGTACTGTGCTTCTGTGATACGATTAGCCATTAAGAATACATCAAGCTTATTCATCATATCATTTTTATCATAAGCACCGTTTTCGATTAATTTCTTTAATCTTGCGTATGTCATATTCTCACCTCCTTTAAATGCCTAAATCAGCAAGGCACACAAGATATTCTATGTTTATAGACGTATCAAGTGCCGCCTGTTGTTCATCTGTCAGTTCTCCGTCTGTCCAGCTTTCGCCGTTCCAGACCTTGCCTATAAGGCTTGTATCTCTCTGCTCTATAAGCAGATAGCCTGCTTTAATTATTTTTTTGCTTATTTCTACAAAACCTGTACAGATATTATTAACATCAAGCAATGCGTATGTATACATTCAATCACCCCTCTATAAGCTCAATAAGACTGCCTTGTGCTATCGGTACTGCTGTGGCACAGATATTTAAGCTATTCGCCGAAAGCGTTAAATCAAGACTTGAACCACTTTCCATGGCAAGTGTAATAACATCTCCCTTTTCAACGCTCATGTCATAACTGAGATTAAGCACCGTTGATGAACCTGTACTTATCTGTTTTTCTTGTGCACCATTTTTATATATATAAATATAATGAGAAGATGAACCTCGTTTTGTGAATGTGCCTGTTATTCTCACTGTTCCGCTTGCATTCAACTTAAATTTATATGGTATCAAAGCATACTCTTTTGTTGAAAAGCTCGCATTTTTGCTTTCTATATACACCACATCACTTGCCTTAAGCGTATAACCTCCGAGATAATCTTTCATTTCCTCAATCTGCACATTCAGCGGCTTTTGGAATTGACTGTTTGCAATTAAAATTAATTCATCAATTATCATTGGTCACTCACCTCTATTCCGTCTGTATATTTTTGATTGACTGCCTCTCCATAGAGTTTCATACTATTTGCTTGTAAATACAGTGTATTTCTGCATAATACTCCGTTTGGTTTCTTCTCAATTCCACCGTTTAAAGCAAATGACAATATATCATCCTTATCTATATCTATATTTACTGACATAGTTTCAAATTTCGTTGAATGAATAGAGTTAATACTCTTATACAAAATATCATTTTTATATATTTCTAATGTCGGTGTACCACCATTTTGCGCATAATCAGGTATTGTATAATACATATCGAATTTAAGTATAAGCACACCACCCAGATTAAATTTAACTTTGTAATTAAGGTGTTCAACATTGTTTTTACCATTGCCAAAGCTTGATGTTGTAATTGTTTTAGCTTCATTTGGAATTTCAAAATATACTGTATCTGACGGTTCAAAAACCATCGGTGCCAATGCAGTTGTCGTCTGCTTAAGCAGCTTATCAAGTGACACAGACGGATTACTGTTAAGTGATTTCAAAAGCCAACCATCGTCCCTCATCAGCTGACCACCTTCTCAATTCCGTCCTCATGCACCTTAATTGTAACTGTAACGGTTTTAACTCCGTCTGTTTTTACCGTCTGAACATCGCCATTAGGCAATACCTTTGTTGTTGCCGTAACGCCGTTAGATGTGCATATGACTGCATCGTCTGTTACTGTTATTGTCTCATTGGCATAGCCGTACATATCCTCGAACAAATCCGCATTAACAGGTGTAGGCGTCTGTGCAAGCTCTCCAGGCGCATACTTAAGATTTATATATTCTCCTGTTTCTGCTCCGTTGTTATCCAGAACCGCATATCTGTACAGCTTTGTGCTGTCATTTGGAACTAAATCTTTAATTATCTTCATAGGCAATAACCACCTCTCAATCCTTCGTTTCCGCTGTAAAATGTACCGCTGTACCGCATGACGGCAAGCATATATTCAAGCAGCTTCTCTATACCGACCAACGTCTTTTCTATGTTGTTGGCTCCGATATAGTCAAGCCTGTCCATTGTGTCCGGCAAGGTCACTCCGGGCATTTGACAGAAGTTATTAATGCATTTCTTAACATTTCCTAAATATCTGTTCATTTCCGTCTGTGTAGGAAAATCTGTCATTGACCAATCGGTTTTTACAACAACCGTTGTTACATATCCCTGTGCGGTCAGCAATTCCGCTACCTCTGCCGTTTTTGCCTCAACTCTGTTCAGATCGGAATAATTATAATAGGTGTTACCGTCTGCCCTGTCTGTTACCATGGCTATATTACTCACCGATTACCACCGCCTTTGTTACGAAGCCACCTGTCAAGCTGGTCGAAAGACTTTCGATTATAGCCTTTCGGTACACGCCTTCCGACGTTTCAATCTCAACCGTTTCACCTACGCTCTCATCTGCCAGAACAAATGATATATTCTGCTTGATTCGTTTTTGGTTATACAGAAAAATCCTTGACGCAACCTCTTTTACATTTGAACTGCTTATTAATGTGGCATCTGTAACCTCCAACTCGTTTTCCTTTTCTCCGGCAGGAAGTTCGCCCATTTTGCAGGAAATAACCTTTGTATTATCGTTATAGATATAACCTTTTACAATTACCTTTCCTTTTTCGGAAACGTCAACAATACAGTAATTAACACCGCTTTCAACAAGTGTTGCACCCGTAACACTATTCACTTTAGACGGCCCGGAAAAAAGTATTTCATTTCTTCCTTCCGGAAGCTCGCTGTTATAAATCTCATTCAGTGTTGTTCCAAGCGTGTAACTATGCTCTGTCACATTTACACCTGTTATATACGGCTTAAGTGTGGCTGTTGAACCTGCGAATTTACGGCTTCTGCCTATATTTCTATACACAATACTCTCGTCCGGCTGTGCTTCTATTTTTACCGTTCCGCCTCTTGTTGTATTTACATAAGCACCTATCGCAATGGCAACCTGCTGCAAAGCTTCCCTGTGCGTACATCTTGGAAGCCAGCCTGTGACTGTTGTTTCAGCAAAATCAGCCGCAAGACGATAACCAAAGCCAGCATCATTCATTATCTCTTCAATCAGCTCTCTTACAGGCTTATCAGTATACATACCACCTCTGAAATAAGTGCCGTCCATTATGCCTATGCTGTCAATGGTATTCATGCTCATAATTTTATTTCCTTCGCTTTTCCATTCATCAAGAAAAAATGTGCCCAGACTCTTTTTAACGCCATCTATTTCACCTTCGGCATTTATCTGCTGTCTTTTCTGCAATACGTTATATATTCCCTGCGGATTGAATATGTTGAAATCATCATCAACCGAAAAAATTCTGAAATCCAATGTATTAATGCTGAGCTCCGATGAGGTTATATCTGCCTCTTCCAGCAATGTTGCCTCGGTTATCATATCGTTTTCGAATTGCTTCGTCAGACCGTAAATAATGCTTTGAAGCTTCAAATATCTTCCGGCCTTATTCATGCTATAAAAGGTCAGCACAAGCTTATTAAAGTTTTCAACCTTATTTTCATATGTATACCGCCAGTTATCCGGGCTTATATTGTCGTCTGAAAGCAGCGTATCATTGTTATAGAATTTTGCGTTAAGGCTGTTGCAATAGCTATTGTCATGTGGATTAAATTCAAAACCTATGCCCATAACACTATGGTTACTTTCAAAGATAATCGTAAGCACCGGCGAAATATCAAAGCTGCCGTCTGATTTACTCATACTGTTTGACCATATTCCCCATGAAATATCCTCCGGCGAATCGGAAAAGGTTTCAAAGGAACCGTCCAGTTTCCAGTAATCCGTTTCAAGTGTTGCCGACTTTGGTGCATATACTCCTTCAAGCGTCAAATCCTGCACATCAATAAAGCTTTGCTTATCCGATGCAGTTACCGTTGTATCCGGCTTTGCTGTAATATCAATAAGCCCGAAGCTTATCGTTGCCGATGTCTTTGGCATATCATGCACCTCCGGTTTCTCTTGCCGTAAATTTTATACTTAAATTTGTCCAATATCGTTTGCCGTCACGCTCATACATAAGCTCATCCGATATACTTTCGAACATCGCTTCATATTCTGTAAATCCGGTTTTCCCGTATGGCAACTTTACCTTTTGGTATTCATCTGTTGATGTAAGCACCTCAATAAGGCTGTCATATATATCCTCATCTATATTTCCTACTGTCAGCGTATAGCATTTATATATACCTCTTATTTCTCTATGCTTTTTGCCGTTTTCGGTTGTTATTCTGTACTTTTCCTCTATATTGAATTCTCTTTTCAGATTAAGCACGCCAACCCGAAAAGCCACGCCGTTTATCTCAATAGTCACTTTATCACCTCTTAAAGACTTGGACCTTTTCTGTCGTTTTCATCATCTATATAAGGCTTAAGCAATCTTGCTACACTGCCCATAGTACCTTTAAATCTTACATCAACAACCTTTTCACGCACTATTGTCGTGGTATTCGTTTCTTTTACAGATGAGCTTTCTTTAATAACATTCTCGCTATAAGGACTGCGATAATCCGATGCTCCGACAGCAACCTTAATTTCCGATAACGCATCAAGGCTGTCCTGTATATCTTTTTCAATCTCAGGCATTGTATCATCAAAGCCTTTTCCGATACCAAGTGCGACATTCTTACCGATAACACGCTTCGCCCACTTACTCGGAGATGCTATTTCAAGCCCGTCCTTTAGCGTACTCATAATTATATCTACAAGCTCCTGAGCTGCATTGGATACATAGCCTTTTTCCGACAACATTCCGTCAGCAAGGCCTTTAGCGGTATTTTTACCTATTTCTTCAACCATTTCAGGAATATCCGCAAGAGCCTCATCCAGTTTTTGACTATATTCGGCATCAAGCGTATTAAGCTGCTCTGCATAAAACTTTTCAGCTATTTCCTTTGCTTTTTCCTGCTGTGTCTGCCATGCCTGCTCATACTGCACAAGCTGTTCATCACTCATCGCATTAAGCTTTTCTGCAAACATGGTGCCGTCATCAACACTCATATCAGTAATCTGAGACATAAATTCATCAGATATACCTCTATCCTTCAGTGCTGTCAGTGCCTCATCATATCTTTCGAGTGCGTCTATGTTTGCCTCTATATTGGTGAGCACCATATTTTTATTTTCATCATAGCTAAATAGATCATCACCATAGGAAGCAAGCTTTTTCTGCATATCATCCTGTTCGGAAAGTATATTATCTCTTTGCTTCTGCCATTCCTCGGTAATGGATTTTATCTTTTTGTTTATGACTTCCTTGGCTTCTTCCGCACCTTCCTCAAGCGCTTTTTTATAGACAGCCATAAGCTCTTTTCCTTCTTTCGAAAAGGCTTCCTTATTCTTTTTATCCACCTTGGAATTAAGCTCATCCATTACTTCCTGTGCGGTTTCAATAAGCTCGTCTATTTTATCGTCAATGCCTTCACCGATAAGCTCTGTATAGTTTTCACCAAGTTCCTTATAATCGTCGGAAAATTCCTTGGCTGTCCTTATAGCCGCCTCGCTCATTGCCCTTACAGCACCCTGCACTCTCGTTCCGCCGTTATCAATACCGATAACAATACCGTCTGTAAAATCCTTTTCAAACATTCTTTTCATAACTCTTGACGGTGAACGTATTCCAAGTACATTTTTAATTCCGCCGACAATAGATGAGCCAAGTCTTTTAGCCGCATTTACCGCCACACTGACAGATCCGGTTATGCCGTTTATTATTCCTTTGATAAAGTTCTTGCCTATATCTGTAAACTCCGATATTTTGCTGTTTAGCTTTTGCGATATGCCGCTTACAACATCTTCGGCAGCTTTGACTGCTTTGGAAATCATCTTCAATATACCGCTTACAAGCATTGATATTATCTGTATGCCACATTCAATAAGTCTTGCGGCGGCATTATCTATTGCATCAGACAATTTTACAATTATCTCCGGTCCTTTTTCGATAAGTATAGGCAGCGAATTTATTATGCCTTCCACCAGCGCAGCTATTATTTGGCAACCGCAGTCTATAATAAGATCTATGTTATCAAGACACCACTCAACAAAATCGGCAATAAGCTCTACTGCCGCAGGAACCAACGTAGGAAGATTTTCAACAAGCGCCTGCGTCAATTTCTGTATTATCTGTAAAGCAAGCTCTCCAAGCTGTGGAAGTAATTGAATTATCCCATTAACAAAAGCTCCCACTATTTCTATTGCGGCATTAATTATTGTCTCTGCATTATCCGACAATCCTTGAATAAGACCGTTTATAAGCTCAATTCCGGCATTGACAAGCAACGGAATATTTTCAAGCAATGCCGCCGCAAGCGTATTCACAGCCTCCATAAATACAGGCAGTAACTCTGAAAGCATTCCCGGAAGCTTAGTTGAAAGGTTTTCAACCAACTGTGTAAGGCCGTCCATTAATCTTGGAACAGTTTCAAGTATTCTCGGAACCAAGTTTTCAACAACCGTTATTGCGGATTCAATAAGGTTTCCTAAAAGCTGGTCAAAATCACTGTTTTCATCAGCCATACCTGTAAGGAAGTTACTCCATGCCGCACCGAGTGAAGCTATTGAGCCTTGAATAGTTGTAGCCGCTTCCTTTGCCGTTGTTCCGGTTATACCCATTTCGGTCTGCACAACATGGATCGCATCAACAATATCCGCATAGGAGCTTATATCATATTTAACACCGGAAAGCTTCTGCGCGTCCTTAAGAAGTCTTTCCATTTCTTCTTTAGTGCCGCCATAGCCGAGCTTTAGGTTATCAAGCATTGTATAATTGGCCTTCGCAAAGCCTTGATAAGCATTTTGTATACTTTCCATGCTTGTACCCATCTTATTTGCATTATCCGCCATATCGGTTATGGCGAGATTTGCCTTTTCCGCTGCGGCCGCCGTATCACCGTCCAAAGATTGCAATAAGCTTGCCGAAAAGCTTGTAACCGTATCCATATATTCATTTGCCGAAAGCCCGGCGGTTTTATAAGCATTGTTTGCATATTCCTGAACCTTCGATGCCGAATCCTTAAACAGAGTTTCAACACCGCCGACAAGCTGTTCATATTCCGCATAATTGGATACCGCTGTTTTTGTTAATGCAACAATAGCTCCGGCTGCTCCGCCTGCGGCCGCCGCCATTGCTCCTGCTGTTGCCTTAAGACCGGTTTTTGCAATACTTCCGAGCTTTCCTATGCCTTTTTCAAAGCCACTGTTATCTATTTTTGTATCAAACGTAAGCTTTCCGTCAGCCATACAATCTCTCCTTCTTTAGAACAGACTGCACGGCGCATAGGCTCAATGTGCAATTATTTCTGCTTTCCGTCTTTTATTATCAGTTCAAATTCTCTTTTGCACCCTCTTGTGCATATTAAAAAAACACCGCTGCATTCAGCCGTGTTGTCATAAATCACTGTTTTTGCTCCGCAATGCGGACATTTAGCCCACTTGCGCATAAGCTGAGGCTTTTTTAACATTACATTACACCTCCGAAAATACTGCCTATATCCGTATCACAGATGTTGTTCGGCAATGCTGTCGCTCTTTGTATTTTGCGTATTCTGCTACGTTCTTTGTTATCCTTTATATCAGATACGTTTATACTTCGATAATTTATTCTTTCCTTCAACGGTATATTATCGGGTAAAGCTTCAAACAGCCAGCGAAACTCATACCAATGCATATATCTTATACTTCGCAAATCAATGCTGTATGCCTGTCTAAATGCCGCTAAAACATATCCTGCGTCATACATATATGAGAATACCTTCTTATTTTTGCCCTTGCCGCTTGATTTTCCTGCTCTCGGCATATCATTACAGCCGTAAAAATCCGCAAGCGCTCTTAATGCCGCCGCTTTGTTTAATGGTCTTTCCTCAATAAAAAAGGACATAAATATTTCTATTCTGTCATCATCAGTAAGCTCCGTTGCCTCGGCCGCATCGGCAAAGCGTATCCAATCCCTAAAATCGGTTGCTATTTTGTATTTTTTACCGCAAACAGATATTTCCATTGGCAGCTTGCTATATAAAACATTCATACTTATGACCTCTTTCCGTTTCTCGACGGTTTATACTGTGAGAGCATATTGTTTCTTCGCTGTATGGCTTCTGTCTGCTGTGTTTTCACAAAGTCAAGAAAATCCATATATACCTCATCACAAACACGGCAGTTATATTTACCTTCAAATATTTTTTCGGCTGTACCGTCACCGAAAAGCCTGTCATATAAATTCCAGAAAAGCAAACAATAATTTTTTACATAGTCATCTACATTTCCGTCCTTTTTCACCTGTTTTTCTTCCTCTGACATTTCTTCAAAAGCTTTCATATAATTTTTTGAGGTTTCATAATCCTCCATATCAAGCTCAAGGCTTAATCCGTTAATCTCCCATATACGGCTCATAGGCTCACTCCTTTTTAATTATGCTAATGTTATGCTCTGTCCGTCCTCTGCGACTGTTACTTCAATTTTGGTGCTTACGCCCTTTGTTTTAAATGTGCCACTGTATGTATAAGCATCGGTTCCATCACCTTCCGAATCGGGAATAACAGCAAAATCTCTCTTATATGCTACCTTTTTCCCATCTGTTGCCCCCGTTGATGTCATATCAACAACAATTATTGTCCTTATGGCATCACTTCCGATTTTTTCGCCGTCTGTAATGCTTACAATGTCCTTATGCACATCGTTTTCACTGTCTAAATCAAATGTATAGCTTATGGAAGGGCTGTATCCGGTTACATCGGTCTGTTCAAACGCCTCATCCACATATTTTCTGCTGTATTCGCTTGGGTTTTTGCTCATAGACAATGAAGAAAAGTTCTTCATTCTTTTGTACGTCATTTCACTGCTTGCACCCGGAACTCCATAAAAAGCAACCTTTTCACATCTTGCCACAAATGCCATATATATCTTCTCCCTTCGTTAATAATCCATATAGTACAGTAAACGGCACTGTATCTGATACCTTGCTCTGTCAACTGTATTTTCAAATAAATATCCTGTATTCAATGCTTCAATTCCTATCGACTTACGCCCGTTATCCATTTTGGGAAGTATTTTAGCCTTATTTTGTTTTTCAAGCCATTCTGCAAAATCCTCATAAAAACCGCTGTTTTCTATGTTATTTAGAACATCCTGCCCGTATGCCTCAACGGACGAAAATACAAAATTGAACTGCCTTATGGTTCCGCCATCAGCATAACGCTTTACAATAGGATTTACAGGTGAACCGTCAATAGAATATTCTGCCGGCTCTGCTCCAAGCCAATCAATATTCACACGGCCATCGTTCAACAACGGACATGTAATTAAATAATTTCTTACACTCTCTATTATCCTCACGTTCGTCCACCTGCCATTTCCGCCACATCCTTAATCAGCTTACGCAGGTGATCTGCTTTCATCCTCTCAAACCAGTATGAACCTCTTTTTGGTGCTCCGTCATACTTTAAATCTGTGCCGGTTAAAACCTTTCTTTCCCCTTGTTTTGCCCACGAACTGCCCGTTGTCGGGCTTACATAGAGCTTTCCGTAATACAGATAATGGCTGTAGTTTGAATTATATTTAATTAATCCGCTTCCTATATCCGAACTGTGTAAAGGATCGTTTATGAGCATTTCAGTACAGCGAGGCGTATACGGTCCACAAAGCCTTATTACTTCCCTGTCAATAAACTTCTGAACTCTGCCTCTTTCCTCCAGTCCACGCTTTTTCAGCATTTCATTAAGGCTGTCCATCTCAAGCTTTACATTGAAATTCATACTCACCACCTACCTTTATTTACCGCTAACCTTCCAGTGCTTCATATTTTGTTTGCCATAATCAAAAGTATCAACACTTGTAATGACAATCGAATTATCAAATTCGTTTGACAATTTTGCCACAGCACCCTTGTATTCAACTATCCCCTTTACGATTATGTCACCCGGTCTTAACGTAAAACAGCCATCTGAATTTTTTTCAAACTCCTTCGGCTGTTTATATTTTTTGTCCGTTTTTGCCGACATAGGTATGTATATTTCAACCTTATCCGCATCTGACATTCCGCTTTTAATTACATTGACCGACTTATTATCCTCCCAGTGGACACCATATATATGGGCTGTGCTTAATTCTTCAAGCTTTTTTTCTTTGTTATATACAACATTAAATACCGTACACTCATGCACAAACATATCAGCACCCCCTATAAATCAACGGCGTTCCGTTATCATCAGCTTCACCGGCAAGATAATCCATTATCATATCCACCTTTTTTCTCTGTATGTCCTCGGAATTTATATCGGCATAGGTCTTTGACCAGCTTCCAACGCTTTCGCTTTTGACCTGCTCCTGTGATATATCTGCCTTTGCATTTACCGCTATAAGCTCAAATACAAGCATTTTTACGGCAGACGGTATTACAAGCATTGACTTTATACGTCCAAAGGTTTCTCTGTCTATGGCTCTTTCTGCCGCATATTCATAACGCTCAAATACGGGCGGTTCAAGCTCGCCGCCCATGTTTATATATTCGTTATAGGTAAGATATTTCACTGTGCATCATCCTTTTTAAACTCAGAAAGCATTGCCTTAAGCTCCGCATTTTCCTTTGTAAGCTCCGCTATTTTCTTTTCAAGAGCCTTTGTTTCCTTCGTACTGTTGTTTTTTGCTTTGCTTACAGCTCCCATTCCGACTGTTCTTGCCATATATATTCCTCCTTATGCCTTATGGTGTAAATAGATACCCGCAACCTTATTTTCGTATACGTCCGCAAGGCCGTATGCACGATAGAAGAACATCCAGCCGTCACTCTCCTGGTTAAGCTCCGGCGAAATAATCTTATTTACAACGTGCTTTGAATACTGTAAAAGTGCAGGCTTGTGGATAACCATAAAGTTAATATCCTTACCGGTTGTTGATGTCTTAGCGAAGCCGCCTGCCTCTTCTCCGCTCGTTGAGCCGTCCTTAAGGTCGATTGATGTATAGAAACGTGACTGCGGAACCTTAACAATCTGTCCGAAGGAATCAAGCACAGCCTTAGATTTTGTCGTATCAACCGAATAAATGAGATTGTAGAGTGTAGGCGTAATAAAGAGCACTCGACCGTCAACGGGAACCTCGTCCTCGTCCATTGTGTTTTGAGCCGTAACAAGTGCTGTCAACACATCAGCTCCGGTTGAAAGCGTTGCTCCGGCACTGACCTTTGAAATGCCCGTTGTGCCGGCATAGGTTGCAAAACGGAAGGCATCAAGCTCCGGTACAACCTTAGTACGAAGAAATTCGGCCGAAAGCTTACCGAAAGCAACTCCGGCTGTTTCCTCGTTATCCATAGCATCAACGACGAACTTTCTTCCTCTGTCGTAATTAAATGTTACCGTTTCGTTTGTGAGTGTCACGTTGCCGGAAACATAACCGCCGTTTCTACTGTAATCCGCAAGACCGTCCATTGAGATTTTTGGAATAATAATCTCGTTTGCATTTGCACCCATTCTCACAAGGGTACTGTCTCCGTCAAGCACGCTTGTAAGTGACGCATTTTTATAGACCTCATCGAGAAGGTCAATGTATTTCTTAAATTTTGTAATTGAGTTTGCCATATTTTTCTCCTCCTATTCTTATTTCAAGGGCGGAAGTCCCATAACCGCCCTTACATCATTATCCGACAGCTCACCGCCGCCAAAGCCCATGCCCTGCATATTACCAGGCTTATTCGGATTGTCATAATAATTTTTATCCTTTGTTATTGCTTCAAGTATTTCTTTATCGCTCTTGCCCTTATTTTTCGTATCGGCAAGAGAAGTTTTGAACATACCGTATACGGCATTGCCTGTAAGCTCATCACGCCATTTCTTTTCGCCGACAGCACTGTCAAACCTTGATTTACATTCGGTCTCGGCAGCTTCTTCTGCGGCTTTTCTTTCAGCCTCTGCCTTTTCATCGGCAATCTGCTTCTGCAATGCCTCAAGGTCCTTTTTATATTTGGCCGCATCTCCGTTGGCACTCTCCAGCTCCGTAACCTTTGTTTCAAGCGTTTTCTTCGCTGTCTGCATATCCTCAAGGCTTTTCTTGAGTGTATCATAATCGCCCTTTGCCTTGCCTATATCGGCACTGTTTATATTGAGGATTGAATTTATCTGCTCTTCTGTTGCTCCTTCAAAAATCTTTGATACATCTTCTCTCTTCATCAGCTTTCTCCTTTCAGCTTTCAGTTTGTTCTCGCAGTTCTTTCTGCACGCCTTGATAGTTTTTCGTGTTTCCGCACAAAAATAAGACCTGTTTAACGTCTGTGTCCAAAGACGAGATATAGGATCACCGTTCCTTTTTCTGATTTCAGGCATAAAAATACCGCCTGAATAATATCCAAGCGGTTTAAATAAACTCAATCTCTTTATCTATGAAATTCCCATCAGCTTCTATCGCTATACTTTGCTTTAAATCATAAGGCATGGTTACAGCAAAATCCTTGCCGTCAATCCTTATACCTTTAAACGACCGCAAAGGAATTTCTTTGTTTAAAGACAATATTTTATATTTCCCTATTGAAAATTCGTTAACTACCTTAAACATCAAAATTCACCTTCACTTTCAGTATATTTTTTAAGTTGTTTTTTATATTCCTTAAGCTGCTTTTTAGTTAACTGCATTTCATCATCAGGTATTTTATATTTACCCGAAACAGAAATCAAATATTCTTTAGCATCTATCTCATTCAGAATAGTTCTTAAAGGTTCTGATTTGTCATCGTTTATGCCATTTTTATTTTGCATGAAATGATAAGTTTCTTCCAAAACATCTGATACAGTTGCATCATGCTTAAATATAATTGTATCACCTATTGTCACCGCAGTAGCCTGCATATCTTCCAAATGTCTTGTCCATTCACTATCCGCCGTATAAATGTTAGCACCATTCTTTATTGCTTTTGCCGTCAGTTTATTATATGTTGCTTTATCAACAATTTTAGAGCCGGACGAGCTGCTTTTCCTATGAGTAATATCTTTATTTCTAAAAAGCTTTGTTTTATTTATTATACCATCATCAGACTTATTTGTAACCTTATTTTTCAGCTTTTCCGTAACACTTCTCGTTCTCTCCGCCCTCATCGGCAGCTCTGCCGTTCTGCTGACATCGGCATATTTATTTGACAACAGCCTTATTTTCTCCGTTGCACCGTTCACAAGCTCCTTATCGCCGACAGCCTTATACAGTGCCTTTTCCTCTCTTGCATAGCGGAGCTTTGTTTCAAGCTGTCTTTGGAGCTGTGTACATTCATAACGGGTATATTCCCGTCCTTCTATGGTTATCTTTTCATTGCTGTTTTTCTCAAATGCTTTAAGCTCCTTATCGGTATAGGCTCTGTGGCTTACTCCGAGCACAATCGGAAACGCCGTATGTCCGCAGTTCCACTGCCCGATAGGTCTTGCAAGGCTTTCCTGTATTGCCTCATACTCCTTCTTGCTGTATTGTCTGCCCTGGTAAGGAAGATGATCCAGAGCACAGGCTGAATGTGCCGATATTTCGTAGCCGTCGGCACCGAACTCTTCGCCGTTTTTTGCCGCAATCTCCTGTGTAACATACCGCACACCGTCAAGCACGTTCTGTCTTACGGCACTGTCAAGCCTTCGTGTATAGCCGCTTTCATACCGTATTTTAAGACCACCGGAGCCAAGCTCCTTTACTGCCCTGCGTATTGTACTGTTATAATCGTCTGTGCCGGTTATTACCGCGGTTATCGCACTGTCTACGGTTTCCTTGTAAAAAGAGCCGACAGGCTTAAAGCCTCCGGCTGTATTAACTCCTATTGCCGTTGTACGGCTTATATTCTTAAGGCTTTTTCCCGTAACGACACACATTGCCTTTACAATCCTTTGAACATCTTTATTTTCCTTGAACGGTATCTGCTTTATGCCTTTAGCCTCATAGAACGGCTTTGACCAGTCATAGCCTTCCTCTGCGACCTTTTCATACAGTGCTTCTATGTCATCAATGCTCTGTCCCGACGCCTCGGCAAGGTATTTTGTTATGGTATCGAGGTCTTCACCGTATTTATACATCTGCTGTATTTTTCTCGCCTGGGACGGCGTAAGCTCGCCTATCTCCTTAAGCCTTGAGCCTATATACTCAAGTATTTTTCTGTTTGTCCTGTCGAACCTGTCCTGGAATATATCCGCCAGAGCGTTGATTTCGTCCTCACTCAGCACCGTTATCACCGCCCAGCATATCCGCTAATGTCGGTTCGTTTTTCCTTATTTCGTCAACAGCCTTCTGCGACTGCTCCATTGTTTCATTGGGGTTGAGCCACTGTCTAAGCTCAGCTCTGCTCTTGATGCCTATTGCCTGTGCGTCCTTAAGCTGTGACCATGTTTCGGCGCTACTTTCGATAAGCGAATACGACCAGTCGAAACTCAGCTCGTAATCTCCCTGCGGTGCAAGCGAATAACAGTTTACAAGCACCTCGCAGGCGTATATGTAATCCTTTATGCCGTCCTCGATAACCTTGCGTATATCCGCAACAAAGGCATAGGTATCATATATTCCGGCTTTAATCTCTGTTGCCGTTGCACCTCTGCTTTCCAATGCGGTGAGTATGCCCTTGCTCGTTCCGACCGCCTTTTCCAACAATTCGAAAAGGTTATTAAGGCGGTTATAATAACTGCTGTCACGAATATCCGGGCTGAATATATCCATCATACTGCCTTTTTCATCGCCGTGAGCCGCTATAAAAAGCTTGCTCGGCACAATTCTTTTGCCTGTTTTAGGATCTATCTTGAAGGTTCTTTCATCGGCAAAAAGCTTTACCTCCTTAAGCGCAAACTCATCGGCTATCTGTCCGAGGCACTTATATATGTCCTCGATAATACTTTCACAGCCATAAGTGACCGGTACTCCGTAATATTCATCGCCACGTCTGTTGTCAATAGGGGATTTAAAAAATGCAAAAGGCACTCGATTCACTCCCGTTATACACATATCCTGTATGCCTTCCCAGCGGTCAATGGCTGCCGGTGCTCCGGTTTCGTTAGTCACCTTGTTGGTTATATAAGCCGTATTGTTTTCTATGCGGTAATCAACCCAGCGGTAATAGCTCCTGTCATTCAGCTTTATTTGGTCGGCAAGTATCGTTGCCGAAAGTATCTTGTCGCCCTGTTTATTGTTTATTATAACTCTGCTCTGCGGAACTATATCGAAATATATGCTTCCGTCCTGCACATAAGGCACAACGGCACAGCCGCCCGTACCGAGAAATCTCGCCGATATTCTTTTTAGCTTTGACCATACCGCAGACAGACAGTTGTTCATATACTCCGCCCTTGCATTACTGCCGGATATACTTGCTGTACTTTCGCTTACGGCAAGTGTAGTCAGCTTCGAGGCAAATATAGCCGTAAAGTTTATGCTGCTTATATCGAGATATGACGCCATATACACCTCATTATCCCGCATCTGTCTGTCGGTTGTCGGCGTTTTTGTTATTCCGAACAGCCGTAATATATATTCCCATAATGCTTTTAACATCTCATCACCTGCCAATCAATTCGTATAGGTTATACTCAAAGCTGTACTCGTCCGCATCGAGTATATCTATGTCGCTTGTTCCGTTATCAAGTCTTTTATCCTCAAGGCTTTTGCTGTCCCATACAGCTGTTTTAAGACCTTCCACAAGCGGCTCGCATTCCTCTGCGACTATATGCCAGCGTCCTGCACCCATAAGCAGAAGCGTGCCCTTTATTCGGTCATTTATAGGCCGTTTTATGCTGTTACATATGGGATAGCTTGTATGCTCCCTATAGCTGCTTATCATTGTCTGCTCGGCACTGTCGCAATATATGCCGTCGGGATAGCCGTAATCGTGAATTATGCCTTCCGTAAAATTGATAAATTCCTTTTCAAGCCGGTTAAAGCTTACTCCGGTTGCCTGTATCTCCCTTGCCCGAAGCTTATAAATATGCCCGTCAAAGCCGATTGCAGAGGCAACAAAGGTATGTGCGGATTTATTTCCGCCGAAGTCATGGCCGATATTTATTGTTTCAAAGTGTTTCGGCAATTCATTTTTTGATATATAAAATTTCTGTGGGTTATCTGCAAAAATCTTATATATCAGGCCTTCCGCAAGTGTCCAGCGGCCGAGTATATATCTGTCATACAATATAGTGCCGTAATATTCCTTTTTCAGATTTTCAACAAAGCTCTTTGCCAGAAACGGATTATCGTCAATTGTGTAGTTCTGTAAATAAATATCGAACTCGTCACATTTTTGCAGGAACTTATAAAACCAATGATTCGGGCTGTCGGGATTACAGGTGCCGTCGAACCTGCTGTACTCCTTATCCAGTCGTGATTTTAGCATATTGAAAACCTCTTCATGCCATGTAACAACCTCATCGCCGTAGCAATATTTAATGCTTGAGCCTCGGATCCTGTCCACCTGGTTTATTTTATCGGCACCGAGGCAGTAGCATTTTTCGCCGAAAAGCATTGCCGTATTGTCCGAACGAATATCGGAAACGAGCGCTGTTCCCCATAGCTTTTGCAGAGGCTCGATTATATTTCTCTGCAATGTGCCTTTAGTGTTTCCGAGAATAATCACAAGACCTTCTTTGCCTGCTACGGCTCTTATGCGTTTCGGTATAACATAATAATCCATGTATGTTTTGCCGCTACGGGTTGCACCGGATTTGATATTCCAGCGGCTGTTGGCATTAATCCAGAACTCCTTCTGCTTATCGCTTAGCCGCATCGTCTATGCCCTCCAGTATCTTGTCAAGCTTTTCAAGGGCGGCATTTTTAACATCTGCCTCCGTATCAACCTTGCTTGTATATCCGTATTTCGACATCCATAACCCTGCTAACTGCGAAGGTATAACCGAAAGCTCAAACTTTTCCCTTGCATCAACCTCACACTCCTCACGCATACGTGTAACAATGTCAACATATCTTTTATTATTGGCATAATACTCATAAAAAGCCTGCCTTGATATTTTTGCGAAAACACAAAAGCCTTCAATGGTATACGTTACACTCTTTTTCAATTCAGCACTTACAAACTCGCTGTTTTTAGATGAAAAATCATGGGCGAGAACAGTTTTGTTATTGCATTCATGCTTGTAGCTTTCCCATAATTCCTCTAATTCTCTTGCCGATTTTATTTTTCGCACTCTGCCCACTATTTTCACCTCCATTCATGCAAAAAGGACGTCCGATTCAATTCGGTACGTCCTTAATCAATTTTTCATGCTACTATTCTACCACATATAAAAGTATCATTGGGTATCATGTTTTTAAACATGAGCCTGTTTAACATTTAATGCCTGCATCAATGCGTCCTGCAAAATTCTCGACACATTAACACCTGCCTTTTCTGCTTCATAGTTTAACCAGCTCGGCAATGATACATTTTTTCTTACTGTCCTTGTATCAATTTTTCTTCTGTATTCTGCGGAATCTATATCCACCAAAGAAACAATGGTTTCTCCTTCATCTGCAAATGTTCCATCAATTTTATAAATTTCGTTTATATCTGACGGTGCTTTAATTTCTTCGTTTGCATCTTCCATTGATATACACTTTAATTCTATTGCATCTCTTGCCATAGAAATAGCATTTTCCATATCTGTTCCTTCGGTAAGAATACCTAAATCCGGAACTTCGATTAATACGGCATCCTTTGACCTTGTAAATAAAACGGGATATACTGCTTTCATAATCATCTACCTCCATATATGTCATAGAAAACGGGGAATTATAACAATCCCCATTTTCTTAAAATAGCTTTTGCAAGCCTCTCATTTATCTCATTATGTCTCGGAATTTCCTCGACATCGGAGTTTCGTCTGTAAACATCGTGGCTGCCTCCGTGCCTTTCAAATTCAAAGCCTGCACTCTCAAGTTTTTTTATTAGATCTCGTCTTTTCATGTGTGCCTCCTTATAAATATTATTATACACATTTTTTGTGTATTGTCAATGTAATTAATACACATTTTTTGTGTATAACCAATAGAATCTTTTTTTGAATTCAAGGAGTGCATACCCATGTAATCTTTTTATATGGATATACGAATAATTCATCTCCACAGAAATCTCCTCAAGCGATTTATACTCCACATACCGCTTATACAGGATGTTCACATACACCGCATTATCAAGTGACTGTATCTCATTGATTATTTTATGCTTAAGCTGTAAAAACCTTTCAATTTTGCGGCTTATGTCCGCCTCCAGCTCTGCCCGTCTTATTACTTCGTTCGGTATGCTGTCCGCCGATGGGGAAGTCTGAACTCTCTCACCGTAATCAATGGCATTGCAGCCGATAAGCTCTCTCAGCCGGTTCAGCTCCCCCTGTCGTTGTTCGATGCATACCTCAAGCCGATGGAGCTGCCGTAAATATTCCTTTGGGTTTTCCAGTTCTGTCAATTCTTATCTGCCTCCTTTACCGCCTTACACAGCATTCTCATACCTTCGATTATTTCGTCGATTTTCTTATCATCGCCGTTTTCTTTCAGCTCAAACAGCCTTTGCCAGAGCGTTTTCATATCAAGCATTATGTATCTGCTGCCACTGTTTTCATATCCGGCACAGCCTATCCGCTTAAGCACCATATCCATGAAATCATCCTTAGCCATTTTTGAATAATCCTTTGGTTTGGGACAGCTTAAATTTCTGTCGAAGTAGTCCACTGTATCATATACGAAATCCTTATACAACCACAGGCGTTGTGCATCCGGACATTCTGAAATACTGTTGGCTCCCATAAGCATCTCATCGATATAGCTTTTATCAGCTTTGAAATTCCACTGGGCTTTTAAAATATATTCCCGGAGCATTTCCATGAGCAGAATGTGTTTCTGGCACAGCTCATATTTTTCTCTCAGCTTAAGCTTTGCCTGTGTTGCCTCTTCTCTGGTTATCCGTCCCTTCTGCAATTCGCCGAGCAGATATTTAAGCTCTCCGCAGGCAGCTCTGTCGATTCTGTCGGGATTATTGAGCTTTACTCCGTCAAACACATTATTTTCTATATCCTCAAACCTGAGAGCCATATACTCACCTACAATTCTTCGATTCTCACATAAATGCCGGGTATGTCCGCCCAAAACTTTTCTGTTATCTCACTGACGACCAAAGCGTCATCCTTCCAGAACCTGCAAACTGTCATACAGTCCTTTAAAAGCTTTATCATGTTGTCTGTATCCGGCTTTGTTGTTTTCCATTCGCCGTTTTTATGCTGCCCTTTTGGGAATAGCCATTTCGTTGTCAGTCTTACCGCTGTCGTAAATGGCTGTTCCGGTATATTCGGTATCAGGTTAGCCGTCAGCTTCTGTCTTGCGTCCTTAAGCTCCGGCGGATCATAAAACACCGGTTTGCCGTTTACTGTTTTGACCTTATGCTGCTGATGTGTAATTGTCGGCGGCAGCATAGGCATAAAAAATTCAATCACCATATTTTTACAATTCCTTTTCAACTAATTTTTTGCTCTCTTGTCAATGGCAGGGGAAGGGAGGACGGCGGGCAGTGCTTAAGCCCGCCTTCCTTTCCCCATTGACCGTCAGGGAAGGGAAATTTTATATATATTTATATATATAGTTTTTCCTTCCCTTGGGAAAAAAACGAAAATTCTCGGTTTTTTCCCTCTGAACGGAACAGGGAAATTTCTCGGTTTTTTCCTTCCCTAAGGAAACGTAAACTCTCGTTTTTTTCCCTGTGCAGGGAAAGGAAAAGTTTCGGTTTTTTCCCTACAGAGGGAAGGGAAAGTTCCCGTTTTTTTCCCTCTACTTTTTACCGACATTTCCTTCATCAATCCAATACCCTCCATGCTCCTTCAAACGATTTCTTACTGTTTTTTCACTGACACCCATGTATTCAGACAGGTCTTTTACGGTTACATCGCCGTTAATTCCGCAGGCCTCAAAAGCAGTGTCAAGAGAAACCTGCCTCTCTTTTTTCAGCTCATCCTTTGTCTTTTTTCGTCCTAAATTCTTCTTCCAGGGCGGCTGTTCACTGTCCGGTTGAATGTCCGAAAGAACGCCGATTTTATCAATCTGATGCACAGGATAATCAAACCACACGTTTACGGGCGGAAACTTAGGGAACTCTCTGAGTGTGCCTTCGATACGCCATGCAGTCCTTGAATTAGCCACATTTTCAGCCGCCTTTGCCGCCATAAATGCCGTATTTTTATAGGTTTCCGCATCAAAGCTTTTTTTGCAGATTTCTATAAGCGCACTATGAGAGCACATATCGTCCTGAGATATTCTGTCCTCATAACCATGCTCACACAGGGCACCATAGCAGATCTTGCATATCGCCCTGTTCTTCTCCTGTGTCTTTAAAGCCTCCGGTATTTCAAGCTCTATAAGGTCAAGCATTGCATCGGGATCACGGGCAAACACACCGCTTCCCGAAGCTCTGTCCATGCTTCTCTTTCCGCCCTGTGCACCCTTCGAATGGTGATGGCAGTATATAACGGCACAACCAAGCTCTGTACATACCTTATCGAACTGGTTGCAGAAATTCGCCATTTGGTCAGCACTGTTTTCGTCACCGGTTATGACCTTATAGATAGGATCGATTATTATGGCTATATAATTCTTTTTTGAGGCACGCCTTATAAGCTTTGGAGCAAGCTTGTCCATAGGTATGGATTTGCCTCTTAAGTTCCATATATCAATATTTGCAAGGTTATTCGGTTCTAAGCCGAGTGCCGTATATACGTCCTTAAAACGGTGCAGACAGCTTGCCCTGTCAAGCTCCAGATTGACATACATAACCTTTCCCTGTGCACATTTAAAACCAAGCCATTTCTTACCTTCGGCAATGGCGCAGCACAGCTCGATAAGCGAAAAGGACTTTCCTGCCTTCGAAGGCCCGGCAATAAGCATCTTGTGTCCTTGTCTTAATACATTTTCGATAAGTGGCGGTGCAAGCTCCGGAAGATTATCCCAGACGCCTGCCATACTTTCCGGCTCCGGCAAGTCATCATTAATGCTCTCTATCCATTCCTTCCATTCGTTCCAACCGCTTTTTCCTATATTGGTATCCATAAGATACTGCTTATTTCCGTTTCTCATTACGCCGGGCATACGGCTTAAACGGGACGGATTTCTGTTCTGGCTGTCCACCTTAAGGCCGTTTTTAAGGCATACGGAGTAGAGATAATCAACACGCTTTCTATACTCGTCATAATTTCCTGCATCTATTTTCACTATGGCATGAAGACTTTTTCCGCCGCTGTGAACCATACACGCAACAGGCAGCTCAAGCTCTCTTATAATAGCGTTCTGGCGTTCAATATCCGTTTCATCGGATTCGACAAGGGCATAGCGGAAATCTGTTACATTTTCGTTTTTAACGCCCTTGCCGTCTAAAGGATTGAACCTTATCCATGCCCCTGCCTCCGGGCTGTAATCGCCTATTACGGCTCCTATATCTCCGTTGCATCTATTCAACTGTTCAATCAGTTCTCCTGCTGTACGGTCAAATGCGCCCTTATTTTTGGGTATATACCTTCCGTCCTTCTCCCAGCTTTCCGTAAGATAGCCTACGTTTTCGGAAGCCTCAAACAGCGTTTCGATATATGTGGTAAGCTGTTTAACCGGATCCCAGCTTTCGGGTATATGCACCTCTTTGTTTTCTATCCAGTTTTTATTTATTACAACCAGCTCATCAGCTCCGCCGATAGCGTCGTTCCAGTCAAGCTCACAATCCTCTGCCGAATACGCCGTACTGTGCCAGCCCTGCTCCTTTGCCATCTGGACTATCGTTGCTCCGGTAACAGGCTTACTGTTTCCAAGAAAGCTGTTCCATTTCTTTTCACATTCTCCGTAATGGTATCTGCGGCCGTCTCCGGCACTCCAGTCCTCCCAGACGGAGCACGCATAGCCTTCTTCCTTCAATGCCATGCCGACATTCAGCCATTCCTGGTAGCTGAGCTGTGCCGGATTTATATATTTAAGCAGATTTGCCAGATTAATATTTTCGGATGTCAAATAATCACCTCATTCGGGGCATATGCGCCCGGATTAATGCCGGACGGTATTCTCCAGCCATTTCCGGCAATTCTGTCTATAAGGCTTTTTGCCGCCTCAAACTGCCATGTTCCTACATGCCGGAAGCCTCTGTTTTCCAGAAAACGTATCTGTCTGGGAGTTGTAAGACCTTCTGTTCTTCTTTTCTCAAGACGTTCTAATATTTTTGCGGCCTTGCCTGCATTATCTATCTCATCGGGCATTATGCCGAGCTTTTCAAGCGTCTGTATCTGTTTTTCCGACGGCGGCGACATTTCCCAGCCGAATGCAGGAACATATCCCGATAAATCCTCTGCCTGTATGCTCATTTCAAACTGCAAAGGATCGACCAGCTTACGCTTTCTGTTTTTCATTTCCTTTAACTGCTTGGCAAGCGATTCCTCACGCTGTGCAACGACATCGCTTGCCGCTTTCTCCTCTGCCTCCTCAATATCCACCGGATAAGCTGCGGCCTCGAGATTTTCAGTCATTTTTTTAGCAACCTCTTCATTCTCGCATATAAGGCTTGCAGGTCTGCAAAGCTCATGGCGTTCCGTATGCCACAAGAAATCAAGCAGAAGCAATTCCTTTTTGCCTTCGCAAAGCCTTGTTCCTCTTCCTACCATCTGGCTGTAAAGGCTTCTTACCTTTGTCGGTCTTAACACAACCACACAATCGACCGATGGGCAGTCCCAGCCTTCTGTAAGGAGCATGGAGTTACAAAGCACGTTGTATTTTCCTTCGTCAAAGTCCTTTAATATCTCTGCTCTGTCGGTGCTGTTGCCGTTTACCTCTGCGGCATTAAAGCCTTTTTCGTTCAGAATATTTTTAAACTTCTGGCTTGTTGCAATCAGCGGAAGAAAAACAACCGTTTTGCGGTTAAGACAATATTTCGTCATTTCGTCCGCAATCTGATATAAATACGGATCAAGTGCCGTATCTATATCGCTTGCCTTAAAATCTCCTGCCTGTGTGCTTACGCCTGTAAGGTCTAATTTCAGCGGTATCGTAACCGCTTTGATTGGTGACAGATAGCCTTCCTTTATTGCCTTCGGAAGTGTATATTCATAGGCCAGACTTTCAAACACAGTACCGAGATTTTTCATATCTCCTCTGTCCGGTGTTGCCGTAACGCCGAGCACCTTTGCCTCGTTGAAATGCTCAAGCACTCTCTGATAGCTGTCCGATATGCAGTGGTGTGCCTCGTCAATTACAATGCTTTTAAAGAAATCGGCAGGAAACCTGTTCAGCCTCTTTTCACGCATAAGCGTCTGTACCGAACCGACAACAACCCTGTACCATGTTCCTATGCAGGTTTCGTCTGCTTTTTCGGTGGCGCACCTTAAGCCTGTTGCCGTTGCAAGCTTATCCGCAGCCTGCTCCAACAGCTCGCCTCTATGGGCAAGCACAAGCACACGCTCTCCGGCAAGCACCCTGTTTTCTATAATCTTACTGAAAACGATTGTTTTGCCACAGCCTGTCGGAAGCACCAGCAGAGTTTTATGTATGCCCTTTTTCCATTCCTTCAGAACAGCTTCCTTAGCCTGTTCCTGATATGGTCTTAATTCCATAGCCTGACCTCCTTAAAATCTGCCTGGAGTAAACTGGCTCTGCTGCTGAACATTATGGCTATTTTCTGTCGGTTCATAAAATCTGCGTACCTTATTGCTCTTTTTCTCGCTTCCGTCGTTGCCTATCCATGTATCAACATAAATTTTGCAGCGTCCCTTTGCTCCCGTTACGGCATTCCAGTTCATTGTTGCCTTTTCGCCTCTCTTTTTCTGCCCTATTGCCGTAAAGAATGCCGAAAGCATTGATTCCATTTTTGTGTGGAGAAAAAGCTGGTGCTGTACAATAACCTCTTCTCCTTCGGGAGATATAATAGATAAATACAAAATTGCTTTATTACAAGCCGGCAGTTTTGCACTGCCGTTGTGTCTTGCTCGCTCAAATTTTGTTACTGTAAAATCATAATCGCCTTCCGGCAGTAATATATATTCGGGAGCGTCCTTTTCAATGGCTGCGTCCCAGTCCAGTTCTTTTTCTTCGTTATCTTTTTTATTTTCATTGTAATCAAGCATATTTCAATCCTCCTTAAAACGGTATTACATCTTTTCTGTTTTCTTTTATTTTTTCAAACACCTGCGGCCACAAGGCTATAAGCCAGCCTGTTACGAAATCCTCCGGATAATCGGCAACCGGCATGCTCCTCGGGAAATAGCCTCTCTGTGCAACAACCTCCTGTATTTCTTCGCTTGTTACATTGTTGGCCGACATTAAATCTCTTACCGCTTTCGGTATGCCGTTATCCTCAACCGCATTCTGTTTCTGCTGAACAGGCTGTTCCGACTTTTCCTGCTCCGGCATAAAATTCTTCTCCGGCATTTCCTGTTTTACGGAGCTTGTATAAACAGGTGCGCTTTCCGTTCCGGGTATGAATGCCGCTATTTCCGCAAAATCAAAAGGCACCTCCGGCTTAAGTCCCCAGCGGTTCTTTGCGTCCCAGCATGGATGGTGCTCGGTATACATTGTTCTCATGCCGCCCTGTGCCTTAAACTTCTTTCCTTTATCATCTGCCATTACGGCAAAGGTTTTATAATTGGCAAAAAGCACTGCGTCCGCCCATTCCTTTACCAGTGGCGAGGTCTGCGATGAGGTCTTTTTACCGAGCTTTAATTCATAGCGGTCATAAGCTCCGAGCTCATCAGGCTGTTCAAACTTACGCATTTGTGCATGGGCAGTAAGCACCACATTTATATCCTGCTCAATAACCTCTTCGAGAAGGTTAAGCAGCTTGCCGACCGCTTCCTTTACATACACATAGCCGTTGCCGTAGCCGAAATCCTCTATGCCTTTTTTGTTATGCGATGCACACACATCTTCTATGCAAAGCTGTTCTGCCCAGTCTATTGTATCTATAACAAGCGTCTTACAAATGCCGGGCGTTGACTTTACATACTTTATTTCTTCAAGCAGCATGGAGAAGCTTGAAGGCTTTTTTAATCTTGCTACATCCATGCTTTTTGTACTGCCCTCCGTATCGATAAAAAGCGGATTCGGGAAATGAGCCGCAAATGTTGATTTTCCTATTCCTTCCGGACCGTAAATAACAACCTTCTGTGCACTATGTATTTTTCCTCTGATTATCTCCATCAGAATTCACCTGCTTTCCATTTAGGCATATCTGTTACAGGCTCCTTAGGAGCTTCTCCTGCAACGTAACCGTCCTCAATAATTATGCTGCATTCATCTCCGGTGCTTACTCTTGTGGCTATTGCCTGCAAGCCTTCGCCTTCAAGCCATGCACCGAATTCCTTAAGTGTATCTGTATCCATCTGTTCGAGCTTGTCCAAAAGCACAAAGCCGCAATCCGGATTAAGCTTTCTCACTATGGCAGTTGCAACCTTAAGCTGCTCCGAGCCGCTCATGTTGTCCCATTTATAACCGTTATATGTAAGCTCGCCATCTGCAACGGAAAGACCTTTAAGCGGAAGGTTTGCACTATTGAGCAGGTCATACTTTTCTTTACGGACGTTGTTAATTTCCGCTGTAAGCGTGTCATACTTTTCAAGGTATTGTTTTGCATCATCTTCCGCTTTTTCCTTATCGAGATTACAGCGTACCTTACGGTTAATGTTATCGATTTCGAGGATATTTCTTTCAAGCTCCTCTGTTGATTCATCCAAAAGGTCAAGAGCGTTCTGTCTTGCTACAGCCGCATTTTCTTCTGCCTCAAGAAGGCGTTTTTTCGCATTTTCAAAGGCACTCTTAGCCTCTTCAAACTCTCTTGCATAACGCTCTGCCTGCTCTCTTTTACGCTGATTTTCACCGTTCTTTGCAAGTATTGACTGCTGCTGTTTTATAAGCTCCGAGGCCGATATAAGCTCCTTCGGCACATCGTCGTAATATTCAAGCTCATGTGCGTATTTTTTCTTCTGGTCACCTATGCGGCCTATTGCGGTACGCTCGTTATAAAGCGACTGCTCCTGTGTTTCAAGCTCATAAAGCTTATCTCCGACACCTATTATTCTAAGAAGTGTATTTGCCTTTTCCTTATTTGAGCTTTCCATAAATTTAGGAAGATTAAGGGCAAGCTGTTCAACAAATTCATTAAGAAGCTGCTGTCCGCTTTTATGGCCTTCAGGATCAATAACCCTGAGGTCGCTGTTTTTGCCCTTGCGTTCCACAACAAGACCGTTTGACAATACAACATGAAGGCTCGGCGGAAGTACCGAGCCGGCTCTCTGCGGCTGTGAAGGTCTGTATTTATCACCGCCGAGTGCCCAGGCGATTGAATCCAGCACCGATGTTTTACCCTGACCGTTTTTTCCTCCGACTATGGTCAAGCCGTTTTCCGATGGTTCAAGCTTTACAGCTTTAACACGTTTTGTATTTTCAATTTCCAAACTGCTTATCTTTATACTCATTTGACAACGTCCTTTCGTTTTGCTATTATTACATTAGGTTTATTTTGTTTGCCGCTATTGGAATTGCCGTTCCGTAGCGGCTTATTTTCTTCTGAGCACTCCGTCATAGTTACCGTACCTTGCGGCTCCCCAGAGAAGCTCATCAAGTATTTTTTCTTTCTGTCTCTGCTTTTTGATTTCTATTTTTCTTAGCTCCTTAATCAACTCTTTTTCTTCCGGTGTCATATCTTCCTTATTCATCTTTTGCCACCTGTACAATTATCGTTCTCTGCTGTCGCTGTTCTGCATTCAGCTCTCTTTCCAGCCTATCCGCATAATGCTTTTCCGACACCAATTCGAGCAGAAGAAGCAACACACCAAAGCCTATGTACACTATGCCGCCGTTATCATCGCTGTATATAAGACCTGCACCTATCGCCAGCCAGAAGGCAGCACTGCCGACTATGTATAACAGCTCATTATCCTTTTTGAGTTTCATATGTCTTCACCTCTTCCACCTCACCATCAAGGACCGCATTTGCCAGCATGGCGATTTTTATTCTCAGCGGATCCGGCAGCTCTCTATCCGATATGCCGTCAAGCACTGCCATACAAAAGCTGGCTATAATGCCTGCCGCATCTTCTTTGCTTTTCAATATTACTTCGTAAGCTGTCATTGTTTTTCCTCCTATCCCATTATCATTTGTATCGTACTCCCGATGCCGTAACCAACCGCATATGCTGCCATCGCCCACAACATAAGGAGTATTATTATTGCTGTTTTTCTCATTGCTTGTCCCTTCTATACGGTCTTTCGACCGCATTAATATGCTGCATAATATTCCGGGTGTTCCTTCAAAAACTTTCTTACCGATTCGGGTACTTTCGGGCTATTGAGTTCTTCCTCGGTCAGCTCCTTATATACCTTTGTCGGTTTATATCCGGGCGGTGCCGGCTTAAGTACCGATTTAGGAAGGGACAATATAATTCTTCGCCGCTCTTCCTCGCTTATGTTTCTCGGATTAAGGTTAATGACCGTATATTCTTTGGTGCATCTCTTTCTTCCCATAGCTTATCGCCTCCCTTTTTGTTATTTTATGCGGCATTGCCTGTCCTTTTGCCGGATTATTGTGAACAAATAGGTTCAAAATCCTTAGATGCTGTTGCCGCTGTTGCTACCAATATTGTTACTGCTTTGATAAAACAGCATTTCGGCATTATCTTCTAAAAAGTTTACTTGCTGCTTTTCGGGTATAGGCTTTTGTTTCTTCTTCGTCTGGCAGCTTATACCCTTTTTCAGACATAAAATTCAGCATTGCTAAAAGTGACACTTTTGTTGTAATCCAGCCAAAAACACATATTGCTGTTGATATACTTAAAATTACTAACATTCATTTCTTCTCCTTTCACTTATCGTTTAATAAGCCATTTTCTTTCAAATCCTCTTCCAATTTGATATAATCAAACAAAAAGGAGCGATTTTATGTTGCTATATAGATTTGTAACTTGGATTACTGAATGCCCTTACTTTAATTTCATTGCTGGAGCTTGCAGTATGTCTACTTTATTTGCTATAGTAAAATTCTTAACTCTTCACCGCAAAGAAACAAATTCAGCACAGAAAAGAAGCTGTCCGGAAACTGTGCAGATAATTGAAGCATTAACTGATGCTATCAATAAAAATAAGATTTCATGGATACCATGTGATATAGATGATTTTCAAACCAGATTTAAAATTCAAACCTTAAATGTTGACTCTTCTCGTTCTTTCTTCTGTTTTATATCTACAAATAATAAAGAAAAAAACATCAGTATGAGCTTTTATTTAATTTCACTAAATGCAGAATATCGTTTATATGGAACTGCTGATTTTTTTAGCAATGATTACAGATTAATTGCATCAAGCCGTACAACTCCTAAATTGCTTGAATTGGTTGATACCTTACCTTCAACTAAGCAAATATCCGATGATGAATTTTTAAAAATTATCCTCAGGCAAATCAAACAATCTTAATAGATCTTTTATCTCTTCGTTAAATTTGTCTGTCTTTTTATTGGCTAAAAGCAAGCATTTATATAGCCTGCCCGGGCTCTTTATAAAAAGATCACATGCAAAGAGTAATATTAAAAAATCAAGCTGCTTATTCATGCTCCACCTTCTCCTGATAATAGGTTTATTGGCAGTCCTTCCAACTCTTTTTCTGCCTCAGACAGAACATATTTAATAATTTCATAACATTGAGCTTCATCCGGAAGCTCTTGTTTTAATGCCGCAAAAATGGCTTCAACAACCTTTGACATTGTTTCAGTATCAATCAGATAACCATTTGAAAATTGAATGTCGTATAATTTATTCATTCTTTCCACCTCCTCACCCTATATCCTCTGAAAAAAGATAGTCGATAGGTTCATTTGTACCGAGTATTTTCTTGATTTCGACACATTCGCTAAGAGACAAATTGCTTTTACCATTTAATTTGAAAGATAAAGTTGTTGCTGTTATCCCAAGCTTTTCAGACATTTCTCTTTGAGTTATACCGGCACGAGCCATTTCTGCCTCTAAATTTCTATACATATTCTCACCTCCTATCGAAATATCGTGATTTAATTATGAGTATACTCGAATTTTCGATATTGTCAATATATTTATCTCGATTTTTCATAATTTTTTAAATATAATTTTAAATATCGTATTGATTTTTCGATATTTTAGTGTTATGATTGCAACATAGAGATTATTTAGGAGGATACATAAGATATGGAACCATTAGAAGCTGCGTTGAAAGATTTGATTATATCTCGATACGGGAATTTAAAAAAATTTACTGATACAATAGGAATGCCATGGACAACTCTTGATAGTATTCTTAAAAGAGGCGTAGCAAATTCTAATATTTCAAATGTATTAAAGATAACACGAGAGCTATCAATAGATGCCGAAAAGCTTGTTGACGGCAAAATTGTTTCTACAAATCAACAGCCGGAGACTATTGCAGCTCATTTTGAAGGCGACGGATACACAGAAGATGAGCTTAACGAAATAAAGCAGTTTGCCGAATTTGTTAAAAACAAAAATAAAAAAAGTTAATCTATTTTGAAGGTGATATATTGAGTAAACTAAATAAACTTTATACACAAGCTGATGAAAATGGTGTTACAGTAATAGATTATGCTTTTAAAAGTGATAACATAAAAGGCTTATACTGCGATAACATTATTGCTTTGAAAAAAGGTTTGCCGGAGGCTGAAAAAGCCTGCGTCCTGGCCGAAGAGCTTGGCCACTATTATACTTCCGTCGGTAACATACTGGATCAGAATAATGTGAATAATAAAAAGCAAGAACTTGTTGCTCGCCGATGGGCAACCAACATACTGCTCTGTCCTGCCGACCTTATAGAAGCTTGCAGAGCTGGCAATGAATATATTTCAGATATAGCGGAGTATCTGGGCGTAACATCGGAATTTCTGATTGATGCCATTAATGTTTTCTCTGCAAAATACGGTCCGGTATATTCTGACGGTGAGTATGAAATAAGATTTTGTGAACGTGGATTTAATATAAGAGTTAATGGAGATTGCAAATTTGCAAAGGAATTGTTTTAAGGAGGATTTTATATGGGGTTTATTGAAGATGTAAAAAATTTTGCCGAACGAATTAATACTATTAAGGATAATATTTTGACAGAAGAAGCTACTAAGATGTCGCTTATAGTTCCTTTTTTCAGTATGCTCGGATACGATGTATTTAATCCATCTGAGTTTTGCCCTGAGTTTACAGCTGATGTAGGTATTAAAAAAGGTGAAAAGGTTGATTATGCAATTATAATTAATTCCCAACCGGAAATTCTAATTGAGTGCAAATGGTGTGGTGATACCTTAGATAAACATGGTTCACAGTTATTTAGATACTTCGGTACTACATCGGCAAAATTCGGTATTCTAACTAACGGTATTGTTTATAAATTCTTTACAGATTTAGACCAGTCCAATGTAATGGATCTTACTCCATTTTTGGAAATAAATATGTTAAGTCTTAAGGACCCCCAGATAAACGAACTTAAAAAATTTACTAAAGAAAAATTCGATAAAGATAACATATTCAGTACAGCAGCTGAATTAAAATATACCAACTTGATAAAAGATTATCTTAAACAATCCTTTGACTCTCCTTCAGACGATTTCACAAGACATATTCTTACTTATGTATACGAAGGACAGAAAAATCAAAAAATCATTGATAAATTCAAGCCTATTGTTAAAAAATCTTTTACATCACTCGTTAATGATATTGTTAATGATAAAATCTCATCGGCTCTTTCTTCCAATGATGATAAAAGCGAACCTGAACCCATTATTACTCAACCTGTTGTTGAAGAACCTGTTTCTAAAATAGTCACTACCGAAGAAGAATTGGAAGCATTTTATATAGTACGAGCAATATTATCTGAAACAACAGATGTTGAAAATATTGTACATAGAGATACTGAAAGTTATTTTGGTATTATTTATCAAGATAATAACAGAAAACCCATATGCAGACTTAAGCTTACAAATAAAGTGAAGCAATTACTAATTCCAGATGAAAATAAAACATTTATTAAATACAATCTGAATAGTTTATCTGACATATATCTCTATCGAAAAGAACTTAACGGTGTTTTAGAACGATATAAGAATTAAAGCTAAGACGGTCTTCCGAATCGCCCGAGAAAATCTCGAAGTATGAGGACTTTTTGAAGTCTGTAGCACATAACATTGATAAGGACATGAAGTAAAAACAGCTACCGAGAAAATCTCGGCAACTCGAAAAAATCAACTGAAATCATCATATTATATACTAAAAAGTTATTTACATACGTATTCACACGTATTATAATTAATATATACAAAGGAAGGAGATAACAGCAAATGCCAATGACTCCAAAAGAAATGGCTAAAATATTAAAGGCAAATGGTTTTATAGAAATGCGGCAAAATGGTTCTCATAAAATTTTCGAAAACAAAGAAACCGGAAAAATTGCGGTAGTTCCCTTCCATTGTAAAGACCTGAAAAAAGGTACAGAACAAAATATTTTAAAGCAGGCTGGACTAAAATAAACCAGCACTATATTTATAAGGAGTGTTGAATATGTTAAAAAAAATGTTCTATCCGGCTATTTTTACTCCCGAAGATGACGGAGGCTTTTCAGTTTCATTTCCCGATATAGAAGGTTGTTTTACACAAGGCGAAACTATTGAAGAAGCTTATGAAATGGCTTTTGATGCCTTAGGTTTAGCACTTTCATTCTTAGAAGATGAAAAACGTGTAATTCCTTTACCATCAGCACCAAATAAAATTTCGCTTAATGAAAATGAATTTGTTGTAATAATTGAATTTGATATGCTTGAATATCAGAAAAAACATAATTCCAAAGCAGTTAAAAAAACCTTAACCATTCCACAGTGGTTAAATGAAGAAGCAACTGCATTAGGTGTTAATTTCTCGCAGGTACTTCAGGAAGCTTTGCTTGCAAAAATAGAGCTTAATCTATAATTATATAATATTCTTTTAAAATAAAAATCCCCTCCTGCCGCTAACAGGAAGGGACAGATACAGCGGTCTAACGCTATACCTTACTTAGCAAATAAAGTATATCATAAGACCGCTCTTTTTGCCATACAATTTTTTATAAAATGGAAATTTTGTCGCTCTCCTAACGGAGAACGTGAGTTGAAATCAAAAAACGGAGGTAACAAAATGTCAGCGGCGATATACACTCGACAATCCATCGAAAAGAAAGACAGCGAAAGCATCGATGTCCAGATTGAGTATGCAAAAAAATATCTTGAGCCGAATGAGGATTTTGAGATATTTTCCGATCCGGGATACTCCGGCAAAAACATAATGCGTCCGGATTTCCAGCGTATGCTGGAAGAAATAAAAAGCGGAAAATTCGATAAAGTAATTGTTTACAAGCTTGACAGAATAAGCCGGCGTGTTTCGGATTTTTCATGGCTTATGGAGCTGCTCAAGGAATACAAATGCTCCTTTATCTCGGCAAAAGAGAATTTTAGCCTTGATACTCCTGCCGGCAGAGCCATGCTTTATATGACATCGACCTTTGCCCAGATGGAGCGTGAAAGCACCAGCGAACGTGTACGGGATAATTATTACGAACGTATCAAGCTCGGAGCAATAGGCGGCGGTCCTGCTCCGCTCGGATATGACAACAGTACGGTAATAATCGGCGGTAAAAAGCATTCAATATATGTGGCAAACGGCGAAATCGAAATCATTAAAAAGATGTTTGAAATATATAGCCATCCGATTACAGCGCTTGCCGATGTAAAAAAGGAGCTTCAAAAGCTTTACGGAATAAATATACAGACCTCGGACATATCCCGAAGGCTGCACAATCCGACTTATGTTAAAGCCGACGCATCTATATACAACTATTATTATAAGGCCGGAGCTATTGTTGCCTCCCCTATCGAAAGCTTTGACGGAATACACGGTTGTCTACTTGTCGGCCGCAGAAAAGCAAATGAGCGGAAATATACCGATGTCAGAGAACATACACTCACAATCGGTCGGCACGAAGGCGTTATAGACAGCGACACCTTCCTATACATACAAAATAAGCTATCAAAAAACAAACAGATTAAAAACAGCCACAAGGGACAATACACATGGTTATCCGGCCTTGTCAAATGCACCGACTGCGGATATGCCATGGTCATAAAGCGTTGGAAATCGAAAAACGGCTATGTTTCAAATTTATATTGCAGCAGTCAGAGCAACCATGGTATCTGCAAGCCGCATTCGCACAATGTTACCGATGTTGAAGATTATGTATATAACTCAATGGCTGAAAAGCTGAAATCGTTGCAGGAAATAAAACTTAATGCCCAGACAAACAGGAACGAAAAAATAATGGAGCTGCATAAGGCTATTGAGGATATAAATGCTAAAATAGAAAACCTTGTAATAAATCTTGAGCAGGCCGGAACGTCCGCATTAAAGTATATTAACAAGCGTATAGAAGAACTGGATAACGAAAAAACACAGCTGGAATCGGAAATGAATACGTGTAACTATCAGATTGAATCTATCGTACTTCCGAATTTAACAGACTGGGCTTCCAAGTCGCTTGACGATAAAAAAGAAATAGCCAGATCGCTTATAGAAAAGGTGTCTATCGACTATAAAAACAATATCACAATCGCTTGGAAGGTTTGA